TATTGATTATTGATATAAATGAACCCACTGGCAATTCAGCTTCTTTTTGCTGCGGCTCTGTCGCAATGACTGGAGCAGTGCTACTCATCATCTCTATTGCTTGTGCGAGTTGTTTTACTTTTATTAAGCATAGGTCGATTGTCTCATCAGTGACATCGCTATCACGAATAAACTTCTCGAATGCTTTGATTTGATCCTTAACTTGTTCTACGTTACCCATATTTTTTAATCCTAATAATGGTGTGTTCTCATTTGCACCCCAAGCAGTTAAACTTGAGCCTTCAAATAGCATTACTTCGTGTATCTCATTAGCCTCACCACTCTTTTGCTCTCTTAGTGTCCTAAAGCCAATAGAATGCTCACCAATGAGTCCACTCTCAACCATCTTAATAAAGTCCTTACCAAGTTGGTGAGTGCCTATTTTAGATTCATAATAAAGCCCATAGCTATCTTCCTTTAGATTCATCAATTTACCCAAAGGTTTAGATGGGTCGTGGTTTAGTAAGTGCTTAATCCTTTGCTTACCATCAACTCCCCAATCTTGGATAGAACGCTTAAATGCTCCTGGCATCATAATATCGCCATCGCTATCCACCATACCAAATGCAGAGAAGTAACCACTTACTACCCCACTTTTCGCATCAACATCTTTGACCTCAAGACCAAAAGACTTGTAATTGTAAATCATATTCTTTTTATTATCTATTTGTTCTAATTTGCTTATTGCCCAATTTATCCCAGCATCACCGCCCCAAGCATCCCACATTATCCCACCACATCCTTCTTCATAAGGGACATCTTTGTGTTGTTGATGTCTCTTAAATGATGCCATCCTTGCGATAGTATCACGTGATACTTTGTCACGGTTTGCAAGTTGCCTTGCTCTTGTCCATCCCACATCCGTCCCACAAGTGCTACCATTCTCCTCTTTATATTTTAATGCTCTCTTAGCATTATTAGTCGCTGCCTCTGGATAGTCGTTGTAAGTATCCGCCTTTTCCTCTTTTCCATTCTCTCCCTCCTCTGCCAAATAAGCCCTATAAGCCGCGTTGGCATTGTCCCTTGTAGTATAGATACATTCACCATTCTCACCTATTTTGTACTTACCATTACTTTCACAATATATAACTGGCATATCTTATATTTGATTTATTTTTTTGTTTACCAGTTAGCATAGCATATAATGTTTTTTCATTTATATTAACATCTTTTGCTGCTTCTCTTATAGTATTATATATTTTATTATTCAATATGTCTATTACACTAACCGCTTTTGGAGGATTTTCTTTTGTAAATGACCCACTATTCTTTTTTGCAATCCCTTTTGTGCCAGTTAGCCAAGATATATTTCCTTTTTTAAATTTAGTTTTACTTGCATTAGATTTACCTTTAAGTCCTTCGCTCATTTTTCTTCTTTGCTCTTCTGTTGGTTTCCAACCTAATCCATATTTATTTCCTTTGTTCGCTTCACTAATTCTTTTTCTTTTCTCTAAAGATAAATTATTATTCCCATCGCCACCATCAGTTTGATTAGCTAAGCAGCCATTATTTAAATCTATTCTACCATATAATTTTATAAACTCTTTTTCTTTTTCACAAGCCTCATCCCAAGTTAAATTATCAAATAGTATTTCTATTTCATAATTTGTTTTATTTGTAATATATTTCCAAATATTATTTCTACAAGTTTTTTTGTATGCTCTTTTTTCAGTCTTACCAATACCAATATAAAATGGTTGGTTCTTATCAAGTCTTATATGTCTATATAATATAGCCATCTTATTCTATTGTTGCGGCATTAAGCCTTGGTTTTAAAATTAGTCTACCATTTTTATCCCTCTTAGGTATGAAACCAATCGCACATCGGCAGTTGATTGTAAACCCAGCGGGTGCAGTTATGTCTCCAGGTTGCATTGCACTAACTGGCTGACCTTCTTTACCAACCGATGTAAAAGGCTCATCATAACCCACTATTACACCATCCAACGCAACGTGATCAAAAGTGTCCTCTGGGATTCGCCTTGTCCTACTATCTCTCGCACTTATCCATTGCTTGTCCACTTCAAAGTCGTGAGCCTCCGCTCCTTTCATCGCACCTATGTTACTTGCCCTCATCACCTCGGTTCTTGCTATTCTCCTTGCCCTAAAAGCTGAGTAATTTAGTTGCTCATCACTCTTAAGTAATCTAACAATCTCCTCAATGCTCAACCCTTCGTTTATACCCTTAGTTACTATATCATTCATCTTCTTTTTAGTAGTAGATGTTATGTCGGCAACTAAGACAAAGCCTTGTTGGAATAAAAATTCAATCACCGCAGTTGTCCACTCTTTATTAAATCCAAAAGTGTCAGCTTTTCTATTAGCTTCTATCTTTAGGACTCTATAAGTGGCATTACCAAAAGTAACCACCGTTTCCTTGTACATTTGTTCAAAGAGCCTTGTTATCTCCTTATCCCACACATCAAGTCCCAACCTACTTCTTGCACCACTAACACCATATCTACTCACATCACCAGCAAACTTCACAAACTGTTTATATATGCTATCTTTTAGTTTGTTAAAATATTTTGCCTCTATCTCCCTCCTCAATCGCTCCACTTTGAGCCAATATGTCTCTCTCTGCTTTGCGTTCATATTCTTCCTTTAATTTCTCAAATAATGACCTACGAACCTTGTTCATCATCTCTCGCTCCACTTGACAATTCCTCTCGCTCAATGTTTTCGGATATTGTGTCATCACTTGACTCCATAGTATCACTTCCGTTTGTGTCATCGTAAGTTAAGTCCATTGCTACTTGATCTAATACCACCAACCCTTGGTTAACATATGAATACTCATAAGCACCAAACTTAGGCTCATAGTTCATTGCAATTCTCTTCTCATCCATTGTAAGCCAGTTCGCATCTCTTAGGACACGAGTCATTCGCTCCATATCTTGCTGCATCTCTGGGATTGATGTAATATCAAAGTCAATATAAACATCCTCACCATAAATTGGAAGCAACCATCTATTCAACTCATCACGCAAAGTGCTACACAAAGGTATGATTGTATTTGTCATCATATCCCTCAAAGCATTTTGATAGTTGTTGTATGATGTAGTATCGGTGTCAAATAATACTTGTGGTAAGCCAAACACACGACACCATTGTTGTAACGACATCTTTAAAGTTCCCATCAACTCCATATCCACTGAGGATAGTCCGAAGTTTAGGTAATCCCAAGGAGTTTGCAACACTCTAATAGCACCCTTGTTGTCAATGCCATTCAAATCATCATTCACCGCTCTTTTAATTATGTTCGCTTGTTCGATAGTAAATTGCGCCACATTTGTACCAATAGGCTTAGGCACTATCGCACCTTTTGCTCCACCATTGGCAGTCATTGCTGCACTGGCATCGTGAGCATTATTACTCATTCTTAAAGTAGAATAAGCTGATCTAAGAGGAGAAAGACCCCTCATATGGGACCTAGTAACATCGTTAAAGTCGGGATTCCAACTCTTCCACGCACAAACCTGATCCTTTGGAATGTCAATACTTTGTGATACCATCAACTTGTAACCCAATAGACCATATAAGTCTCGTGGGTCAGGGTAGATGTCGAGAAACTGTGTTGGAAGAACGTTAAGTTCGAGAAACTTACCACCTTGTATGTTACCATTATTTCCGTATATGTTACCTTCACCAGATAAAATCCTATAACCAAATAAATTCTCTAAAAACTGATCTTGCGCTTGGTACTGGTTTGGATTTTCCAAAAGTTTAGCAAGGTCGCTATCCATCACGATATTATCCGAGTAAGCATTTTTGCGCTCAATCATTGCTCTCTCGAACGCACCCTTATTCGCCAAGCCTTTGCTTAGTTGCTTATATCTAAGTAGAGAAGTTTTTGCCTTCTCGCCTTTGTTTAACTTGTAAACGTACCAAGGTACTGAGGCGGCTTTTCTCGCCAAGAAGCTGACAATAGAGTACACATCGGCATTGCCTAAGTATCCCTCATCAACATAACTTTTTGATTGATAATTTTGAAGCACCGCGCCATTTATCTGCTTTAGCGCATTATTGCTAATATTTTGCAAAGGGTCTAAGCCTTTCTGCCTTTTAAAAACATCAAATAAACCCATTCTTTTTTATATTACACCCCAAGTCACACTTGGAATTGTTAATTTACTGAATATAGCATATCTCA